CTTTTTTTTTATTATATGGATCACCTCCGGGCTATAACCCCGCCCAGGGACAGAGCCGCGATAGCAGCCCATACATCTCTTTGTCGCCTAATTACTACCTGTTTATGTTTCATTGCTCTGATTTGCGCTTTCAACGTTTCTAATGATGCTTTCGATTTTTCCAGCTCGTTCCTGCATTCTGTTAGTGATACGTTCGCATTCATCAAGCTCTGCCTGGTTGCGTTTAGCTCGCTCTGTAAGTTTTCCAGTAACTGCATCTGCTCTCCGGATGTGGACCTCAGCATTTTTAATTTCTGTCTGAGCTGATTTAGCTCGATTGTCTGCTCTGTCAATTCTTGTTTCAACGTTGTCCACTGTTCGGTTGACATCACGATAGTCGTTCGAGGTCCTGCTTCTGAGGTAGTAATCATATCCGCAGCAGAAGACAACCACGGCAAGGATAACGACAGACAAAACGTCAAGACCATGATTTTTAACAAAGTTTTTGATTTTTCCCACATTTTGCCCCTTCTTTATTGATAAATCTCTCTTTTAAATGAGAATTCGCGCAAAAAGGCATAATAGACGCATTTTTATTAATTCCATGGCAAATTACTCATGGACGATGCGAAAAACAAGCCCTATTTTGTGCTGATTTTAAGATTTTTGACATCTTCACAATTTTTAATACCAAATATTTAAGTCAACTGTATTATTCCCTATTTTTCCTCGATCCGAATACTGCCAAGCGGAGATTGTTTTCCTTGGGTACAGTTTTTTGAGCGTATTTTCTTTACCGTACTGTGCCACCCACAATGGAATATATCCAGGGAGATTTTTCAGCACTAAATTATTTCTGAAGAATGAGCAACTTGAGTATATCCCAACATAATGGCCGTATGAGTTAAGCTGGTTTATGCCAGCCATTATAACTGAGGTTAATCTTTCCGGTGATAACTTCGCCTGTTTGGGATCCTCAACGTCAATCCAAATGCCTGACTTCAAAGCGGTATTTCTCAAGTCGCTATTAAGCAGCTTGTGGATCCAGTCAGCTTCTCGGAATGCAATTTCTTTGGTAGTAGCCAGCGAGTAGTAATAAATGCCAACGTCCAGCCCAGCGCGCTTAGCGCCATTAATATTTTCATAAAAATCTTCATCCATAACCGGCTGGCCGGCAGCGGTTGTTCTACCTGCTCTTACAATACAAAAACTTTTACCCTGGCTTTTAGCTAATCGGAAATCAAATCCTTTCTGCCATTCACTCACATCTATTCCGTACTTCATCTTCTACATCATCCTTTTCTTTAATTGCGGCATCTGGCCGGCCGTCATTATCCGTATCTATTAAGTACCTGGAAAGAAAACCTATTACTGCGCTGCTGGCTATCACGCTGTTAAAAAATTCCCGGAATTCTTCCAAATCAGGTTTATGATTTATTACTGCATCTACGGTAAACCAGACAATAAAAAAGACAATAAAAAAGAAGATAAGAACTGCGTAAAGTCGTATGACTTCCATACTCTCTCTTACCTTCTTTTTCTTTATTATTCTGGCCCCCGTCAATTTTCTAAGTGCTTTACTAAAAATTGACAAGATTTTCCTCCTTACTTATGTGACAGGTAAATCCCCAGCGCGTTAATCAGCAGCCCTATAGCCGTACTGGTAACAGCTCCTACCTTAACCACCATGGCCTTAGATTCATCAATCCTGTCGTTCGCCCTGCATGCGTCCGCTTCAACTTTACTAACACGATCTGCGAGGCATTTAAGGTCATCGTCCATGGCCATCACTCGGGCGTTAGACCTCTCCAGTACCTCCATCATAGTATCCAGCTTAGTTTCCACCCTGGTAAGGCGTTCGATGAGTTGTAAAATCAGCCTGTCATCGTGTGAAATCTGTTCCATGCATCGCTCCTTTTGTCCATAATAAAAAGACCGCAAAAGCAGTCTTTATAATTTCATGATGTAGCTCAGCGTGTAGTATGGGGGCATGTTGTTGTGCTTAACACCAGCACCTAAAGTGTTAGTCGTGAATGTGTGGTGGTGCCCTCCGGCTTTGCTTGTCCAGCCAACGCCATTTCCACCACTTGATTTATTGGTATCCCCATTTGAAAAATAGGCCGCACCATTGGTATTTTCTCCATCCCCACCATGACGTTGCGGAAGACTCATATTGTGATTGTGGTCTCCATCCCAACTAGTTGTTCCAGAGAAGCTATGTGGTGGAAGGTTATCCATAGAAAGCCCTGTAGATTCTTCCCCGCCAGTACTCCCAACATCATGAGAAGCAGAAGAACCAAGGATAAAGCGTCCTCTTAAATCAGGCGTTCCATTAGTACCATCACACAAGTGCCATGTTGTGTCAGCGTTCCCAGTAGCTTTATCTATTGGATAACCATTAGAAAAATTACCAGAGAACGCAAGAATTGTTCCGGGTAACACTCCAGAATCAGCTCCAATTTTCTTTACTTTATATTTACAATTTCCATCTGTGTATTCCATATAACCTCCATTTCATTTAAGCAGTGCGCTTCCATCTATGAATAACTTCATAAGGCATCATGTTGTTATGTGGCTGACCTCCACCAACAACTGACGTTGAGCCAGACCAGCTACGAGAAGCATCAAACTTAACCAACGATGTGAGAATAACTTCTCCGTCGCCGTTATCCCCACCGTCCTGAACTCCTCCGGTATTATCCCAGGTAAAGGCACCACTTTGATTTGTTTTAGTCTCCCCATAGGCCGACCCTACGGAGCCAGTAATATTCATACTGCCTCGAGTGTGAGAATGCGGAAAACTTTCACTCTCAGTGAGTTTATGTTTTTCTTCACCACCCTTATCTCCGGCCTTGTAGACTGTCCCTGTGCTTGCCGTACCTGCGGATACCAGGACACGTCCTGCTTCCATGGCTTCCCATGTCCCACCAAACAATACAGCAGGGGAAGTAGGGTCTGTAGATTCATAAATACTACCTACCGGATGTGCTGCAAGAATGGCCTGCCGGAACATGCTTTCAGTTTTAAACTTTAACGTGCCATCATCATTTACCCCCCCATATTATTTTTAATGGTGTCCCAGTTCGGCTCATCCGCTCCAGTAGTTCCGGCTTGTGTTACCACGATGATTGTTCCGTATGAGAGGTTCGGACTGGTAAGTACGTCACCTACGTTATATGCGGTATTCCTCTGTATGTAGTGATGTGCCTGGGCAATAGAATCATCAATCTTTTTTGAGAGTTCCGTGTGTGCCACTCCCGCATCTTGCTTACTCTCTTTTTCTGCAATCAGATTTGTGATGGTAGTGGCAAAGTTTGGATCGTTGTTCAGGGCCTTTGCCAGTTCGTTCAGTGTGCTTAAGGTTTCCGGTGCGCTATCCACCAGATTTGCGATGGTGTTCTGTACGAATTCCGTGTTCGCAATGGTCTTGCTCTTATTCCCTGCATTAGCCGTCGGGACGCTGGTTTCTCCGGTTGCTGTCAGAGTCGTGGTGGTAACGCCGTTCCCGTCTACGTTTATTTTGCCAGCGTTTAGCGCTGAAACCGTTAACCCGCCTGTCGTAGAGAAAAAATCCGGTTTATTCTTTATAAACGCTTTATCTGTAGTATCCGTCACATCCCAGTCCGCCTGCACCTGACCTGAGGCGATAGTATCCAATACCTTCTGCGCGCTTGCGGCACTCCTGGCCGCATTGTTCTCGCTAGTGGAAGCATTTCCAGCAGAAATGCTAGCCGCCTTAGCTGAATCCCCCGCCCGAGAGGCAAACGTACCGGCAGAGTTCGAGCTTTTTCCCGCATTTTGTGCCGATGCATCTGCCGCTTTAGCCGATTCAGCGGAAGCGGTTTCACTTGTCTTTGCGTTTGTTTCACTTATCTTTGCGTTATCAGCAGCTGTTTTAGCATTTGCTTCCAACGTGGTAACATTAGTTTCTTTAGCCGTCACCTGTTCCAGTACAGCCTTGATGGCTGCGTTATCAACTGTTACACTGGCGGCACTGGTTTCTGCGCGATTGGCAGCTGCCGTAGCGTCAGCCGCTGCCTTTTCTGCTTTATTTGATGCCTCAATGGTCTTTACTGTGTTATTTCCTACAAGCGCCACAATATCCGCCTCTTCCTTGGGAAGCGTTATAGTTACATCCGTGGCAGCGGAGAAGGAAATATACATCTTAAATTCGCACTCTACTGTCGCCCCATCGGCCTTACCTGGTACGTATGACGGATTTTCATCATACGACACCGCATACAGTATTTCCGTGTCCCCATCCATAGCGAAAAGCCCGAGCTCCGTCGCGTAAAATCCTTCATCTACAGCGTCAGATGAGACTGATGCTGTAGCTATGCACACCGTACCATCTACGGTAGCGCTCTTTATGAGCATTCTATGGCGTACGCTTCGAAGGTCCGTCGCGTCTGCATACTCATCCAGAGAATCGACTTGCCCCGCGCCAAGTACCATCTTAGTCAGTTTCAGCGTCCCCTTATTAGCCTCAATGTTGGCGTGCAGCGCTTTCCCTTTATTGGTTAAGAGATAACCGCTCTTAAAGTCCATAACTCCTCCTTACTTTACACGATACCAAATATCTACAGCGGTAAACAATGGAAGCATAGGCATAGGCTGACTGCCACCCTCAATACTGGTTGTACCTGTCCACGAACGGGAAGCGTCAAATCCGATGATTGAATCTGGATCTGAAGAATTTTTAACCTTAGTGCCTCGTCGTCCTGTGTTATAAAATGCGCCTTCCGCCGTAGTCGGGAAATCATTGCTCCCCTCCCCAGTCGCGGAGAAAGCACCGGTGATATTCATTGAGCCTCGGGTATGCCCGTGACGCGGCATTTCCTTCCTATCAATCGAATGTTCTGACTCGCCCCCGGTGTCTCCGGCACTATATGTCTTTCCGTTGACTGTCCCTGAGGCCATGATATATCGCCCGACTATCTGTTTCCATGTTCCGCCAAACAGAGTGGACGGGTCCTTTCCTCCGATATGCATGTACAAGCTTCCTACCGGGTGAGAGATATCTATACATTCCCCACGGGTCACATATGTATCCATATCGATTTTGACAGTTACAACACCGGCGGACGCCGTGGTGATGTAAATTTTAGTCAGGATAGTTTTTACCGTGCCATCACTAAGAGCCGGCATCGTGTCCGGTTGAACCGCTGTCGAAATGGCAAAAAGATGTTCTTTCCCATTCCCATCTTCAGCGTAAACTCCGATAGCCGTCATTGGATAGCTCTCGGTCAAGCCTACATTGGTGATGTTCACTTCAATCTTTGTCGTATTGTCATCGATGACATTAACACTTTGTACCTTGAATTCCTGCTTTTTATCAAGTAAGTCGGAGAGGTTTGCAAGGTCTGCTTTAGAGTAATCGCCCGATGATGTTCTTATTCTTGTAATGGATATCGTGTCCGTTCCTGCTATCGCTCTGGCAAGAAGCGCGCGTCCTTCAGCAGTTGCCACATAGTTATTCCAAGTTGCCATCAGTTTCTCCTTTCAATTCCAAAACTTCTTCGGTTTCCATTGCCATTCCAATATATATAGCCGACCGGTCATCTAAATTATCCGCGGTAGCAGGATATATTATCGTTGCTTTCTTAAATCGTCTATTCAATCCGAGATGAATCACATCCCTAGGCTCTATCCTGTATCTTGCCTTTACCGTCAAATTTGCAGGTGCCGTGATTCGGCTATACCGCCATATGCGCACGGTCTTTTCACTGGGAACGCTTTTCTGTACATCCAGTATCAATTCGTATTCATTTGGCGTAACTATCGGATATACAGAATCCTTCCCATATGTATTATCAAAGAAAATCTTTAAGGCCCTTTCGGTATATGGGGTTCCCCCGGTTACCGTAAAGAATATGGCTGCCTGACGTTCTTCCAACGTGGCATCCTTTTCGGGCACTATACTGAGCATGCTTTCCCACCGCTCCACGCCTTCCAGATCTGTGGAAAAAATAAAGGTGTTGGAAAACCACTTCCAGAAGGCCTCGTATAAAAGTTTGAATTCCGGATTTTCGGCTTCTGCCAATACCTTGAATTCCTTTGCCGGAGCTACCACAGAAGGATAATAGCGTTCAACGTGTGCGTCCCTTTCTATCTTCTTCATGCCGTACCCCCTGAAATATCTGATATTGCACCAACGGTGGCAAGTTCGTTGCTCTTAAGTTCTATATTTTCTTCTGCCCCATTCAGTGTCGTATGCGAAATGTCGGCTACATAAGATTTCTGAAGCAGGCGTGATTCTATTTGCGATATGCGAACGATAATGCCCCTGTTCTCGTATTTCGTGACGGATACCACTTCCGTATCCTGCCATGAGGCATTAAGCTCCTCAAAGTAATCGCTGATGACCTTCGTCATATCGTCCTTATAATCAGCAAAAGTTCCTCCTTCACTGAATTTTATGTTAAGCCCAATATTGATTGCGGAGGTACCAGCACCTTCCACGGTGACCCGATGACCGATAGGGGCGATACCTACACCATTCTGCGCATAAGGAACTGGGTCGATTAATTCCTGCACTTCCTTAACAAATTCTGATTCCGGTACCTTGTTTTCAGATGTGGAGAATACCACTTTTACGGTTCCTCCTCCATTCCAAACCGGGTAGACCTTAACCCCTCCAACGCCCTGAATCTCTCCTACCTTTTTCTGATAGTCTGCGATATTTCCGCCATACGCCTGCGTTTCAAAAGACTTTAGGTATCTTTCACGGAAAGCTTCCGTCTCTTCTTCGTCTTCCCCAGGCTGTATGACACTTACAATTTCGGCGTGCTGGAGTCCAGGAACATAGGTTATCGGTACGGCCTTACCGCTTGCCTTATTACCTTTGATTCCTGGCGTTTCGCACCGGGCCTTAAACTGGTTAGCGCCATCGAGCTGCCCGATAATGATATAATTCACATCGTCTACACTATATCGGCTCCCTATGGGCAGAATACAGTCAGCCGGAGTGCTCTGAATCGTCACAATGGCGTTGGTTGCTTCGTAGGGGGACAGGCCTCTTTCCTTAGCTCGTTCTATCAGGTATTCACGATCGGCTGTATCACCAAACGTATTTTTAAGGAAATAATCGACTACAGAGTAAAGAAGCATGAATTCGATAGCCGCCGGCATAGTCGCATCATAAGCAATCGAACCCTCCCGCTTATCTATGCTTTTAGGCATACTGTCCAACATTCGCTTTTCTATAACCTGCTCGGTCTGATTTTCAAACACGTATACGCACCTCCTTTTCTACCTCCAAATCGCCATAAATAGTTACCACGGTAAATTTCGCAGTCACATTCCCGTCCTTTGTATAAGACAAATCAAAATTAATGACATCATTTATCCGGTCATCCTGTATGAGCGCCTCACGGATCCTGCGTGGTATTTCGGGTAAAACATATGGGATAGGCTTTCCGAACAAGTCTTCCAGCTCTACCCCATAATTCCAGCTATAAATAACGTATTTATATCGCTCTGTATTTAAAATCTTATACACGGCCTGTCTTACCGCGTCCAGTTCATTTGTGATGTTTCCTTCAATCCGTTCTTCTTCGATACGCATCTTATAGGTCTTATTCGGGTAAGTTTCCTGTGTACTTACCTGAATCGTAGTTCCATTAGGCGTATTTGAAGCATCCGGAAGTAAAGCCATCTAATCACCCCCATTGCCCGGATAAGCCGGCATGGTTGGTAATCCGTGACAGTACACAGTATTGCTGTCCTCCCTGCTGGCGAATCATAATCACTACCTCGCCGGGCTTAAGCCCGTTATATACTCTGATTTTTTTACGGCCCTTATAGTCGTGGTTATGACTGGCAAATTCAGCATCGCCACCGCCACCAGCGCGGTTCTCGGTTCGATGGTTTACTTCGATATCCACGTCATAATCCCGGACAGCATCTGTAAAAATCAGAAACTCGCTGGTTATCAGGTCCTTCTGATTGACACGAATAGTCACAGGATTACTGCTTTCCACTGTTCCCAGTATATAGTCCCCCATCCGCATGCCGTTTACGGTCTGAGAAATAACCGCCTGCAGAGTCTGATATAACTTGGTATTCAATCACATCACCCCTTAGACGTTTTAATAATTTTAGTCGGTGTTAAGCCTTTAATGTTGTAGCTATGGCCATGAACCACTCTGTTCTTACTGGAGGAATTGCCATAATAGCCGCCATGACCATCATAAATCACTACATGCGAGTTATTACCGTATACGATAGAATCGCCAGCCTCCAGGCTTCCCGCGTTAAAGGGCAGCACCTGAATACCGCTGCTTCTCGCATCGGACACCAGGCCACGTACACTGTATACGTGCTTCTGGCTTTCCGCCTTAAGGAATGGGCTGTAATACGAGCCAATCTTTCCGGCCGCTTCCGCGCATCCTTTTGACCCGTTGGCCATGGTTTGGCCAAGATAGGCATTAGCGCCTGTGCTTAGACCAGCGGAAACTTTAGAGCCTCCAGATTTAGCGGCCCCACCTCCAGGGCTTCCCCCGCCACCGCTGCCATTACTAATACCGGTTATCTTATCGCCTATCACATCCATATCCATAGTGTGTTCATGATTTGAAAAGGTATGTACCACGTTCTGCACGATAAGCCGTTTAGCTTGTGTATCATCCTGCTCCCACCCGGTTTCGCCTAGATTGATATTAATCCAGAGCATCGAACCGCCACGGATAGACAGATCACCGGCTGCGCCTTTAATGGATAACGTGCGGCTTATCCGATTAAAGTGCTTAAGATAACTGTCCGCAAGCTGCCTGGGGTTCTGATTCTTTGCGTTCACGCTGGCGTGATACTGCAGCACGCCCCACTGTTTCCGGCTTTCTGACGCCTCATATTCCTTAGCCGTAGCCGGGGCATAAATCGTCTTATGCCCGTTATCGCCGTCATCTACATCCAGTTTGATGAGATTATAAGTTCCTTTATCAATGGTGCCGGTATAGGAATAATCCTGCGCTGTTTCCGCGTCAATCAGCAGATTGCTCTGCATCTCTTCCAGGTCTTTCAGCATCAACTTTCCGCAGTCATCATACAACGTGAAAAGTCGGTCGGTATGAATCATAGTAAGGTCCAGCGCATTCTGACACATATCAAGGACTGACGCATTGGCTTCCCGCCGTTTGTCTATCACATACCCGGTATCATCCAACTCCCCTACCAGTAATTCGAAGTCCTCTGCCAGTTCCTTAATCACTTCGGAAGCCTTCTTCCCCGTATAGGAAAAAGTATCCTTATTCAACAGATACCGCATCTGATCATAGGCGATGATATCCCAGTACTGGTCCTTGCCACGACGCATCTCAAAGATAAAGCCGTGAAAAAACTGTTTTCCGTTCCATGACACATCAATGGTGTCACCGTACTCCATCTTCAGTGTCTCATCACGGACTAGCTTACAGGTCAGCTTTCCCGGGGCGCCTACCCAGTGCAGTTCCCATTTTGCGCCGTCAAAAACAGACGGAACAAAGTACTCTCCCGTCTTTTTATGGTAGATAACCGCGGCGAGCCCTTCAGTTTCGCCTCCGGTATATTGATTAAGCGTAATCAAAACTTAATCACCTGCTTCCTCAGTTCTTCCACTGGGTTATATATTCCGTTATTAAGCGCCACCTGGCGCCAGTCAAGACTACCATTCGTCGCCCCTTTAACAGCTTCCCATACCGTCATGCCCTTAGTTACCTCCACGGCATGAGGGAAAGCCATATCCTCTGTTTCCCGCGGAGAGTTAACCACCAGTTTCTGGTTCCCATTTTCATCTGTCTGCAGTGTTGCCGTCTTAGTCCCGAATGCCCGGTACTGCTTAAGACGCACCGGCACCGTCACATCCATGCCGTCATTTTCTGCATCTTCCTCTATGGTGTAGCTTTCCAGTGTCACGAGCATATTCGTACTGAAAAGCAGACTGAATCCGGAGCCCATACGGGTAACAATGAAACGAAACGGCGTTCTGGTTATCTTGTACTGCTCCAGCGCCTTCAGATAAAAATCGGCTTTGGTAAAGCCAAAAAGGCGGGAGCCTCCGGCAAGACTTCCCAGTAATCGCTTCCCCAGTTCGTTCTTTGCCGCCATAGCCAGAGAATTATCATACGCCGCCCAAGGGTAGTCCTGATTAGGCAGCCGTACATCAAATGAGATTTCCGACAGCCCCGGGGTCTTAATCAGGTTGCATTCCCCTTCATTAATCAGATTAATGGTCTTGTTCTTTCCCTTTATGGAAAGGGACATCTTATCCGGAGGAACCGGAAGCTGAAGTATCCCCATAAAAAAGTAATACATCAGGCATGCACCTCCTGCGCCGCATTAACCATACCATCGCGGAGGCCTGCGGTAAGCTTATCCACTACCCCATCAATATCCATATCATTGCTGATCTGGTTAGTTACCCCGCCAAGGTCAATGGTTACCGAAGCGGTGGTGTACTTATCTATGGCCTTGCGTTCTGCCAGCTCACGGAGAAGCCGGAGGTCATCCCCTGCAAAATCCATGGCCTGCGCCATCTTGCCGGTATTGGCCGCGGTGGCCTTGCCGTTCTTGGCTATATCCCCAACGGTGCCTGCGCCAGCGCCGGCTCCGCCAATTTTAGGCATGGCCGGTGTGCTGACCTTCGGTACCAAGCTATCCAGACTGAAATTTTTAACGCCATCGCTCCATTCCTTGCCCCAGTCACCTTGCGTATAGCTGATTTCTGCTGTCTGCTGAATGTTGGTTCCAAATACTTCATTGATTTTCGTAGCCGCCTTATTGAGACCACGAATCAGGAAATTGATAGAACCAATCATGCCATCCACGCAGCTCTGAACAATCCGGCCCATGGACTCGAATGCCTCAGCTATGGCATTTCTAAGTCCTACGGTATGAATCTTCCAGGCGGCAAACACTCCGATTACCACCAATACCAAGGCAATGATTACTCCGAGTGGGTTAGCCATCATAACCGCATTAAGCAGTGCCTGCGCGGCAGCGGCTCCAAGGGTTACAATCCTCCATTCCCCTGTGACGGTTTTCAGAACGGCTGTTCCAGCGGCTTTCGCCGCATCTATTGCAATTCCAAGCATTTCCTCCGCATTGGCGGCTACCCACTCGCCAGCAATAAGCCCCAGATAGGCTAAATAGACCTCAAACAGGCCGAACAATGTAGGACCGAACACCTCAAGAAAAGCGGTTCCCAGTCCTACCACCCAGCTGCACAGTGTACTTATGCCATCTATAAGATACCCAAAACCGGATACCAGTCCATTGATGGCGGCGCCTGCTACATTTCCGAATATGGTAATCGCAGAAGCCAGCCCATTAAATACAGACTGCAGAGCGGAAGAATTCGCTGTTCTCTGCACGGCGGTATATACAGGTACCATCGCCCGTTCCGCTATGCTTCCCATATTCTGCATCATGGCGCCCCACGTCATCGGCATGGACTCGAACTGTGCATTAATTTCCTTCGCATTATGCAAAATGGCATCACGCAAAACATCCGCAGTGATAACCCCCTGCGAGGACAGTTTCTTTAACTGGCCCTGAGTAACGCCCATTTCCTTTGCAACCATCTGTTCAATCAATGGCGCGGCTTCGGCAATGCTTCGGAATTCATCCCCCTGCAATTTGCCGGAACCTAATGCCTGGGTAAGCTGAAGCATGGCGTCCTTCTGTTGCTGAACGCCGGTACCACCAATAGCAAAGAGCTTCTGAATCTCTTCTACAAAGGGTACTACCGTCCGGGCATCAGGAAACGCTTCTTTTGCCGTCATGGCAATCTTAGATACGCTGTCCAGCATGCCATCATAAGAGCCGCGGGCTCGCAGTGCGGACTGAAAAATCATGTCATTCATCTGGGCAGTCCGTTCTGCACTTCCGGAAACCATCTGGAGGCGTGCCTGCATGCCTGAATAGGCGTCAGCAGCCTTCATCAGTTTCCCTGGAATCTGTGCTACCGCATCTGCAATGCGCATAGCTATATTCGCTGCTATATTTCCCATAGTAAAGGTGCTAAGCATACCGGAGAAGGCAGATTTGGCACTTCCCAGAGCACTGCTTGCCCCTGAGGAAGCCCCTTCCATGGCTTCCATAGCGCCTTTAGCCTTTTCAATACTTACCGCCATACCGTCAGCCGCATTGGCGATTCGAATCATGACGGCTGAAGAGCCATCTACAAGGGATATGGTTTCAGAAATTCCCGCCATCTTTACCTCCTTTACGACTTCGGCTGATTACGACGTTCTTCCCTGATCGCAATCGACACCGCAGCGGCGACAAACGCCCTATCCTCTGCGGACAATGACAGCAGATAGGACGGCGCCCACTTAAATCTGAACAGACAATAATAGGCGATGTTTGCCCAAAAGTCATCGCCTTCAATTAGTTTTTTGCGGTTTCAATCTTATCCGCCATGTCATTCTCAAAGCCCAGAGCCTGAATAATGGCATTAAACAGGTTAGTAAATTCCCCCGGCAAAAGCATCTTGGAAATGAGCTGTTCTGCACCAATGGCGCCATAATGCGCCTGCAGTTCTGCATCATTCAGATTCGGGTAGGTCACACACTTAGCACACAGCGCCTTCATATAGCGCACGTTATCGGTGGTAGTTTCCTTCTTACCAGTTGCCCCGACAAATTTCTTTGTCGCGGAAAGAATCAGCTTCTCATTTTCGGACGCGGTAAGCAGATGAAACTTCCACGGAATCGGATTGCCGGATTCATCGGTGAATCGAGAGCTTGCTACATAACTGATTTCTTCAGTATCAATTTCCGGAGCCTTCATAAAGGCATTAAAATTTTCGGCCATCATATCCTCCTGTTACTTCATACCATCAAGGTCTTTAAACTTGGTCGGCTGTTCCACATCTTCAAAGGTAAAATTGAGTTCCTGTTCCAGCCAATCCCCGCCGGCATCAAATGCAGCAACCACCACAGAATCCAGGTTGCAGTCCTTAAGAATTGTCGTAGATTCCCCGGCGTCAGATGTGGGGTCGTCATTGGTAATCTGCATATCGAAATATACATCCTTGCCGGTGTTCTTATAATCCATCATCATCTGTGTGAACCGGGAAGTATTGTAATAAATGGTCATAGAGCCGGTACCGTTGCAGCCTGTGGATTTGTGTCCTTTGCTAGTACGCCCCAGAATATCAACTTCCTTCTTGGTCTTTTCCAGTTTTGCTTCCAACTTCTTAGCCTGGAACAGCAGGAAGCGTTCCCCGTTAACCGTCACATAGGCGGTGGCTTCACGGGCGGAAATAACATCTTTTGCGTGCATTGTACGGATTGCATTAATTGCCATAACTTACCTCCTTTAAGCAACGACTATCGCGCAGTACAGTTTTTCCATGCAGCAGGTCGGCTGAACGGTTTCGTTATACAGTACAGCAGTCTTTTCTGTTCCCTGAGTCGGAACAGGAATATCTTCAGATTTAAAGTTCTGAATGGCTCGGATTCGCTGATATTCCTTATGGAGGAATACGGCATCGGCCCACAGTGCCTTTCTGCCTTCATCGTCATTCTGCTCCTTGCCCAGATAAGTCTTATTGAACAGATTAGCCAGGTCGGTTGCCAGCTGGTCAAGCACTCGCATAACCTGATTCAGAGCAAAATCCTTGTTCTTCTGCTTGGTATAGCTGGTGTATGTGTTGATATCTGTCAGCACCTTCACCTTGCCCACCAGCTCCCCGGACAGGGTTTCCTGTACGCCATGGAAGGCCAAACGGCCTGTCTGAATCGCCCGCTTCAAATCCAGCTGACTGTATGCAGTATCTACAGTAAATTCGCCGTCATAATCCGCATTGGTCAGACTGGCATTAATTGCACAGGACGCTTCTGCACCGGTCAGCCAGTATACCAGGGAAGCCGGAGACGCCCCGGAATCCTTGACCTTATTCAGGATAGAGATAATTCCTTCATAATCAGCGGTATCATCGCCATAAATTACGAGCTGGAACTTAGAACCTTCATCATCTCTCATGCGCTTCACGAAATTCTTCAAAAGCCCCATGATGTCCTTATCGGTCCCCGGGTACCCCATCACATTAAAGTAATATGGGGAAATTGCGTCCAGATAGTCCTGATACTGCTTAGCGGTCACGGCCTCCCCATTAGAACCGCCGGCCAGCGGGGCTGCCGCAGACGCCTTAAGTGCGGTATCACTGTGGTCTTTCCATACCACATAATCGTTATCCTTGACATCAGCCCACGTGGATAGCGCCTTCTGCTTATCTACTGCGGTCTGCACGCCATCCAGCAGCACGTAGGTAATGACATCGAACTTTGTTGGTTCATCCACGTTGGAGGCTACTTCTACACTGAAGGCGTTACCGCGTACACCACCATATTTAGCAGTTGCCAGGGTATTCGCCGCCTTTACCGGGGAATTGGCCAGACGGTAAAAATAAACCATCTTCGCATTGATGAACAGGTCTCGCAGGCCCTTAAGTTCATCGGCCGCATAATCATAGCCGAAGTACTTCATGGAATTTTCCTGAAATTCTTCATTGGTTACCGGGAATACCGTATCTTCCGGGCCCCAGTCAAACGGAAGCGCCATGGTCGCATATCCTCGGTCTGCGATTGCCGCTTCCGCTCTGTATTTACTTACAAAATTGATGTATGTACCAGGCAGAATCTTATTCTGAAACTGCCAGGTTCCTCCACCTAAAGCCATTTCATACCTCCTTACGCATTCACTTCTTCTACTACTTCATGAGAAAGCGCCTTGGCAATAGCCTCTTCTACTGCTTCAGCGGTATAGGTTTCAGAGTCTGAAAGCGCCATAGACAATGCGTCTCTGTACGCTTCATACTTTTCAGACTCCAGAATCTGTCGTTTAGTAAACTTCGGTTCGTCCATTGGTTCGTCCATCGGTTAATCCTCCTTAACATGCTGAGACTGTTTTAAGGTCTCCATAAATTCGCCCTTAGGCGGCGGAATATAGAATCTGTCCGGATAGGTGATATGTATATGCAGCGCCTCATCAATCGTGCTGCTTATATCTTCCCCGCGGATTGCATCCCCGGTTCGCAGTTTCAGCGTTTCCAGTCCCAGTTCAAGCGGGGCAATCTGCGCATACAGATCTTTATAATCCACACTGTCCCCCTCATCAAACGTAGTGATATAGCTAATTTGAAAAGACAGGTTCCTTACATAATGCCCTTTCAGCTCCGGAATAAGCTGTGAGTCAATGACTTCAACAAAAAAACAAGGCGCTTCAAAGCCTTGTTTCTGCTGACTCGTATATATCGGGATAGCGCCCCCATACAGGGAATACAGGGTATCCACAATCCCCTGAAGTATGGTATTTATCATTCAAACCCCTTTCTCAGATACTGGCGGAATCTGCGTCTTACGATCTTCTCCACATCCCTCTTCACTTCATCATGGGCTTTCTGAAGCATGTGCTGCCCCGGAACCCACGGCTTTTTAAGACGCTTGCCCAGTACGGGGACGAACTGCCCCACGTGCTGACGGTGCCCATATTCCACATAAGACGCGTACTTCACATTGTTCAGTACCTTGGCTTCGTAAGTGCCCCCGCGCCTTTCCGAAGGCGTAGCGTTCCATCCTCGGCGAAGCGTTCCACCGGCAGCAATCCTCTGCCGCTTACCTGTCACAGGGTCTACAGCATATACGCCTTCTCCCTCCGGAGTCTTTTTCTTTACCTTGCTTAGTACCCGCCCGGCCAGTTCGTTTACGCATCCATTATAGAAGGCATCCTTCACTTCCGGAGAAGCCAGTGCACGCATCCGCTTAGCAAAATCCCTGTACTTCATGGATGTTCCTCCCTGAGTTCCAGCGCAATTTCCTGATGATGGGCGTATCGGGCAGTAACTCCGGCTGAAATATACCGTCTTACCGTACCGTCGGAAAAGGTAATGTCTACACAGGCCCCTTCCGGAACTGAAATATCCGGTTCCATAATCAGGGTAATCAGCTGAGACACACCAGCTGGAGCGACGCCCTCAGCTGGTGCCTCCGGTGCGGACTCCACATTCACACGGCATGCCGCCTTCCCGATATTGGCTTTCTTCATTGTGGTTTCATGCGTATAAAAATCGGCGGTCTTCTTGTAGGTGTATACCTCGCATGTGGAGTCAAACAGCGACACAATCGCCTTACTTACCACCGCAATTTTCGGAAACATGCTATCAGCTCCTTATCCAGTGATATCAGGGCATTGGCAAGACTGGACAGCCGTTCTGCCGTAGACTGCCCGGTGAGCTGTACAGTAACCTTCCCTTCGGTAATAGAACTTACTACCCGTGTGCCTTCCTCGCCTGACATATCCGCTATACGGCTCCGGATATAGCGCCCGGCGGTCATTCTGACGTGCATCGGATCCAATCCTTCGGGAAGTGTTTCCAGATTTGTCGCCGCCTTTAATTCCGTTTCGGTGGCATTCCAGAGATACTGAATAAGCGACGTATCCGTGTCCGGTGCTTTGTAATTCGTCAAGCCCTGAATGAGCAGATAAACGTCATCAATCAAGGTATCACCTCCAATAAAAAAGCACCCACACCTTTATAGTATTTTTTCACAAAATTCTTATGATGTTTGTTATTCCAGGGGGCAGACTCTAACACATCGATAAAATAGGCCTTATTAGACTCCTCTTTTAAGATACTTTTTTTCCCACTGTGAATAGGTCATCTCTTCGGTCTTACTGCCCTTACCTGTGTCCGGGTCTCTGGCCCATCGCGTTGTATCGTTATCCTCATAATAAGGAACCAGAGTACAGCGGCAATGGGGGTGCATGGGCGGGGCGTTTACCCCGGGTTCCAGATATTTGCGTTCAATCACGGAGCCATCAAGCTCTCCGCACGTACCACATGTGTGCATTTCCAGAGTGGCCACGTACTCCATCTTATCGACTCCCAGTTTGTCCGCCGTCTCGAGGTCTGCTAGTGTCTGCGCATAGGTGCATTCGGTCTGTACAAGCCTTGTGGCCTGATAAAGCCCTACACCCATTTCTTTCGCCAGTCGTTTTCCGGCATCCACCGGGGTATCCCCACGCACCAGCATCCGTACCAGTTCACCCTGCAGCTTACCTGCCAGGGCTTCCCTATTCTGCCACAATCTGTCAGACCAGTTATGGCCATCCGCTGTCCATGGTTTGAAAAGTACCTTATCTACTGCATCATCAGGTATCTCCGAAAATGAGGAGTATTTCCCTTCTGCCTGTTGCCTGAGATATTCATTATGATAGGTCTCATCCGTATAGGTATCCCGCAAGGCCTGCGCCGTCACATCCTCCGTCTCATGATACAACTCATACAGCTTATTCCGTATGGAAAGCTCCAGCTGTTCCAGTCGGGAGATATGCACTCGGGCGCTGGCCGCCGCGAGCTCCTTTTCCCATCTGCCATCCTTATTTTCCCGCGCCTTCTTCTCGAATTCCTTCAAGGACATTCGAAGCGCCTTCATGTCACGGGTATCCAGCAGACGGTGGGCTTCCTGCAGAGTCACGCCCTGCTCCCTTGCAAAGCGGGCATACCAGGCCAGTATATCGTTTTCGACATCCCTTATGGCGCGCTCCCAGTATTCAGCGAGTTCCTCGGTCATGTCATCAATGCGCTTATGCTGCGCCTTCTGCTGTTCCAGAGCCCGCCTTTTCCAGTAATCGCTCATCCTGGTATCCCTTTCCGGCTAATCAGCCAATCTTATGCTTAAGCGCTACGATACGAATCTGCTTCGGTTCGTACACACGCTTCCAGTTCTGACCGTTTGCGAGTTCTTCGCGGGTCGGAGATTCTACATTGGCGCGTACAGCGTTGGTCCACTGTACTCCTCTTGGGTGCATGATGAAGCAACGACGGTTGTACAGCATATTCACACCGGCGCCCAGGTTTGGATCGCGGTCGGTTTCTGTCTGTACAAAGCCCGCCGGGCTGCCTTCGCCATAAGCAATGGCGCCTTCGCCAAAGAGATAAGTTGTGTATACCCCTTCTGCCGCCGGGCATCCGTCATCGACGATAACGCGGCGCCCCTGATAGGTATCAAACTCAACAGAAGTGCTGTCTCTTTCGGTGGTAATCAGGTTCAGCTTCTTCAGATAAGCCTTAGTTGCAGAATGCATCACAATGGCAGTCAGCTGGTCCTGCGCATCCCCCATAAGCTGAAGCGCATCAATAACCGCAGTCGCGCCAATGTTTGCCGCCACACCGGTACCACCAGAAATATCCAGAATATGGTCCTTCATGCTATCAGCGGAGAACACACCGGAAAGGATATTAATCAATTCCTTCTGATACTGTCTTGCCCAGTAATCGGACACCAGGTCACCAATGGCACGCATCGGGTCAGTGCCTGCCAGGGCAGCGGAAAGGGCGGTAGCGCTCCACTTCTGCTGTCTCATAATGGTGGTGGATACATCCTTATTGGATGTTATCTTCTGGAATTCAATCTTCTGTCCTTCCACAATGTTCTGTGCATCGCCGGAAAGGTCTTCAAAGAACGGCATATTGTGGGTTCTTGCCGCTTCACTGGCCAGCGCATCAAATGCCGCATTTCTTACCATAATTCCGCTGGTTACAAAAGCGGATTTTTCCATTGTTCTGTTAACAACATAAGGTGTAAAAAGTTCCGGTACAATCACATCGGATAATGTAGTTCCTGCCATAATCTAATTCCTCCTAAATCTTTACCCCGGCGGCCGCGGCCATCGCCTTAGCCTGTGCCGGATTTTCTCTCAACATTCGGCCCTGTTCCGTCAGATTATATGTGTCACGAGCAAAGGGGTTATTAATCTTCGTTCCACCGCCTGCCGGATCATACTTCGGATTGGTCAGCTTCTTAAACAGGAAAGGTTTTGTCTTTTCCAGATTAGCAAGCTGTTCATCAAGGCCGGTAAGTTTACCGTCTTTACCAAGGACGATTTTAGACTGGTCGAAAAGCCCTGCCACGATATCCACGTCCTGCGCAGTGTCCATAATTTCCATCTTGATGGCATCGCTTAAACGCAGTTTTTCGAATCGCAAGGCGGCTTCTTCCATTGCCTTCTTGTTTTCTTCCTGCAGAGACTTAATCTTGGCTGTCAGTTCCTCCACACTGCCTTTTGCCGTCTTAAGGCCTTCCAGCTGCTTATCGCGTTCTGCCAGGGAAGCAGTTAAGGTCTTCTTTTCCTCGTTGACCTCATTAAAACGAGATTTCGGGACATAGGCACCGTCAAGAAAACTGTTCAGCGCCTTTCTTGCGGAATCATACTTTTCTTCACTTATGCCCAGTTCCTTTAATAATTCTTCTGTCTTCATTCATTAGCTCCTTCCGGTTTTTACCGTGGTTTACCTGCCACGCATTAGCTATTCTTCGACTTCTTCAATTTCTTTGGCTTCTTCTATTTCTTCTATCACTGCCGAAGCTGCCCGTTTCTGTCTATAGGGTTTTCTGCTCATACAGCAGTCCATCACAATCTGCAGCACGTCATACTCATTACGTTCGCTAAAGTATCGCAAGGGGAATTCCTCACCAAAGGTTTCCGCATATCGCATTAACCAGTAATACATCAGGAGTCACCCCCTTTCGCCTTATTAAATGCGCCGCCGTACATGTCCATTGTCTCCATCTGTTCCTGCTGTTCTTTTGCGATTTCCTTCTGTTCTGCAGAAACATCATCCACAAATGGATGATGAGCAAGAATTGTCTTATTGGATACAACACCCACAGAATTCCGGCACATGGATACTAAATCCGCATCATTCTTTATCGATGTGCGGGTCCATGTCTGAATAATTGGCCCCGTATCTCGGTTATAGTGCCGGAGAATGGCGTGAATCAGCTTATCAAAGCCCATACGGAACTGGGTTTCCAGCTGGCCTGCCTTCAATTCAAGCAGAGAATAGACGAATTTCATCGCCTCGCCGGACGTACTGTTCAGCCCCTGCTGCTCCGGGTCCACGCCCTGCCCCATGGTAAAGATAGCTTTCTTGGTTGTTGCCATCATTTCCCTTCGGGCTTCCACCGGGATATCGATATTCAGTGTAGACACCCCTGCCGAATCACCAGTACCTGCGGATTCCACGCTGATTGTCTTGTAATACTTCAGGTTCTTAAGGAATTCATTCAGATCTTCCCCGCCATAGTTGGTTAAAACAAAAATGACTTCCTGAATGTCTTCCAAATCATTCATAAAGCCACTTATCGTCTTATCGTACGCATCTATTAACTTTTTAATCCGGAACAGGTCACTGGTTGCCAGCTGATTGTTACGGAAAGGGATGAACGGTACGGCGCCGAAATTATGCCGGTATTCGTTATCCGCCCCGGACATCCCTGAAATATAAAAATCAGTAAAACAGGGATATGGCGTCAGCATCTGCAGTTCGTCGCATCCGCGTTTCCGGTACTTAGTACATGTCTCATCATCCCAGAACTCATATACATCATAAGTATCCCCGTTATCATCAAATTCCTGGTATACACGGAGTACAGCAAGCAGTTCATGGGACAGCTTAGGCGACCATACCGGGATAATCTGTTCTGACGGTACCACGCCATACTGGAAATCGTTATTTTCATCTGTCCAGTAATGCAGCCAGCCAATACCGGAATTGGCCGCATTGGTTCCCAGTTCCTGTACCTTGGCCGCGTATTCGCCGCCTAATACGTCAGTTATCAGCTGATTAGCCTCCTCATTTTTCGTATCGAAAAGAGGCGGCGCCGTAAACAGATAAGCTATCTTCTGGTCAACCAGAAGCGGATAAAACGTCATGGCTATGCGGTTATCGGCGTTGCGCATGGGGTTTTCCGTCTCATCGGGTTTCTTCTTTTCCATGAACAGGATATCGTTCTGCGCCTGATAATACCGTTTGGCAATCATCGCCTTTCGCAGAAAATCACCGTGCCCCGGTAAATATTTCTTTATCAGCTTCTTTATTACTTCGAGTTCCACCGTTTCACCTCCTCAAAATCTTAAGCCGTGATCTTGCCATCAGGTTCATGCACGCATACCGCGTGGCGTCTATGGCATGGTTGTTCTTATCCGGATAGGCCGATATATACTGCCCGTCCCGGGTCTGTTCATATTCGTAACAGACGAATTCCCGATAGGTGTTCGGGCATCGTCTTTTGTCAATGTAAATCTTATTAAGCGACTGGAGCCATTTAATGCCATAGTCGACACTGTCGGGGCCTTTTCTCGCTCCTATGACATTCAATCCGTAGCCCCTGAGTTCAGCTATACTCTTAGGTTCCGCAGAGTCAGCGATTATCGGGCGCCTTTCTGCCCGTTGGATAAGCATGTCAAATGCCCGCCGGTTGGTAAGCTTCGGCTGGTATATCTCATCAAAGATATACAGCTCTTCCCGCTTGGCGTCATAGTGCATCGCCACAAAGGCCAGCGGGTCCACGGCAAAACCAAAGTCAAGGCCGTAGTGGAGCTTATCAAATAGCGGAATTAACTCCGTCATATCCTTATCTTCCACATTCTCAAACACACTTCCGCCAGTTCCGGTCACTTCTCCCAGATACTCATGACGATAGGCCCTTTCATTTCGAATCTTGAGCTTTTCCGCATCCTCAAAGAACTGCGGGCCCAGCCATTCACGGGGAACACCGCGATAATCAGAATGATGATACAGGCGGTCCACATCCTCCGCCAGCATTTCCTCATTTACCCAGTTATCCCGGGATTTAGGCGGGTTATAGGAAGCAAAGCACCAGAAACGCGGACCGCCTCGAAGCAGTGACTGATTGACATTTCGGATTTCTTCCATACCGGAGAATTGGTCCAATTCTTCGTACCATACAATCCCTACATAGCCGTGTGGCATTTTCAGGGACTTCAGTTTGCTCTTATCATCCACCCCCAGAAATATAATCTTCTGGCCTGTCTGCCGGTGTACCATTTCCAGCGGATTAATCTTCCTTTTCCATAGATGAGCTATCCCCAGTGTATCCATCGCCCATTCCATCTGCTGATACACAGAATTCCGAAGGGTGTTTCCTACCTTTCGCAGTATCACCGCATTACACTCAGGATGTTGAATAAGCAGAAGTGGAATCTCCAGTGATACATAGGATGATTTAGTACTGCCACGGCCTCCGCCTAGCACATAATAGGTGTGCCCGTGCTTCTTTGCGTCCTGATGTACTTTCCAGAAGGGCTGTGCAATGAGATTACTCAACCTGATTCGTATCATCGACTATAGTCACCCCTTCCACACCAGACTCCGCCTGGTCTCGTTCCATCATCTTTTCCTTCATCCGAAGTTCCTTCTGCTTCAGTTTCAATTCCGGAGATTCTCCCAGTAAGTCAAAAAGCAGTCTCGCCATATTGGCATTACTTCCAGCCTTTCGTACAATCCCATGCAGCACCATTCCGCCATAGGTAGCCTCGAACCCGTCTTTTATCAGTCGTTCCTTAATCCGCGGATCCGCCACCGGCTGAGATACAACCACCTTAAGCTGTGATACCAGGGCCTTCCGGCTCCGTTTGGACTTTCCGGAATTTATGCCGCCTTTCCGTCCATTCCTTCTCGCTTCCTCTGTCGTTCTAAAAGATTTTAAGTTTTCATTGTTCATCCTGCCTTTTCACCCTAATCTAAAACATTGGTAAATCGATAATGATATTTCTTCTGATTTCTTTTCAGCCATTTATCCACTGCGTCATCATAATTCTTTCCTCTTGGGCGGGCCCTCTTTATGGCGCGTGTAAATTTTTCCGCGTCGAAGTGGGACATCTTCGTAAATATGCGGTACCCCTTAGGATGTGTAGCCACAACCCCGCGGGCGTTGCTGCGTGCTGTATTGATTAAGTCCCCATCCGAAAAAGAGCCTCCACTTGGGTGATTATGTACAATTAGATCTCCGGAGCGCGCTGGACCTATGGCCACAGAATGCGCCATCCCATGTACAAGACTATTCGTATAGCCCTCCTGTCCGATAGAAATACCATGTTCTATTTCTGAATTCCCATATGCCTTTCTAAAGGCAGCGATTGCGCCTTCTGGCGTCTTAGTTTTGGTCGCTACGTTCATTCTTGCTGGATAGTCGCTTTTATCCGTACGCGGACCACCTCCCTCAGACGCATGCCCGAATTTATACACCTGCCCGCTCCCGGCACCTCTTCCACCATCCAGCCGACTATCCACTGTGTCAAGGCATTCAATCAGTTCCTTTACTGTCTTATCCCCCGCTGGCTTATACGGAAACACAACATGTAAAGAGTCGAATTCTTTTTCTTCATCCGTTTCAGAGTTCCACACGCACCATCTGCCGTGTTTACGCTTAAACAGGTAAATTCCGCCGGGTAACTCCGCAAAATGGTAATCCACCATTTTAATCTCAAATGTACGTAAATCCATATCGTTTCTCTCGCTTTACTTTATGCACAAAATTCTATATAATATAAATAAAAGAGATAGAATTGCGACCTCTGCCCATTATTGGCGGGGGCGACGGGTTCTATCTCTTTTTGTATTTTTTATCGATTGCAAGCTTGCCGTCACGAACAACAATTATGCGAATAGCATTTTCGGGATGCCTACGAACTCTATTATCCATTATCTCTATTAGCTTCGATTTATCCAACGTCGCCCCAGCATAGTCCAATATAAGCCCCCCAGGATTCTCTTTTATTTGTTTAACCCCATGACGTATAGCCCCGTCAGCGGCCTTTTCGTTGGATATAGTTTTAAGGTCCCAATATTTACCGTTCCACAGATAGTCCGGATTCTTTTTAGCTACTCCTTTTTGGTCATTTATAACTCTAATAGACCCGCCAAAATTTTCATAAAGCCAGTGTGCCATAGCGATTTCCGCTTTATGTCTTCCAATTTTCAGTCTTGTATCAAGGAAAACCCCGCCGGATTCACGCCCACTGCTTGCGCCTCTACCACCCATTCTGCCCCCATTTCTCCGTTACCGCATTATTAATATATACGGCCTTACAGGGGAATTTATAGCCGATATCGCCGCCATAGACCAGCACACAGGAAGGCGTCAGTCGCTTTATTGCTTCATCCATGCCATGCGTCCATACCTTCGTGGCCTCTTCGTCCTGCTTCACGCCAATGGTAGAGACACTGACCACACCGCCGGGCTCTATCCCGTCAAAGCAAAACTGGAATGTAGCTTCCTCTGCCCACGACAGCGTGGGTATGACTTTAGCGCCTAAATCCTGGCATATCTGCCCGATAAGCCGGGAACGGTACACGTTCCATATCTTCATGGCCATAGGCATATCCAGATACAGGCTGAAATCCGGAGTCAATACATAATCGAACGCTGCCAGTTTTCCACAGTACATTTCCGGGTAGTTCCATACCCTTTCAAACTGGTAATCATCCACATAGAAATGAACGCCCATGCCCTTTTCTGGTTCCGTTGTCAGCATGTAATTAAAACCGATAAGCTTAGACGGACAGGAACGACATTTCCGGATAATCGGCATCTGGTAGAATCCGGCGGTCCGCATCGGGTCGAAGTCATCCAGATTATAGGCGTCAAAGGTTCGTTCGCGTTCGTCGCCATAATACCCGTCATCTTCTGTTTCTAATGCGGGAAGCTCAAAATCGAATCCACTCATATCAATATCAGTTATGCCCTCCAGCTCATCCGCCAGAAGCACATCATCCCATTGCGACTTTTCTGACACCTTGTTATCGGCCAGCCGGAACGCCTTAATCTGCTGCGGGGTAAGATCATCCGCCACAATGCACGGAACCGATGTAAGCCCCAGGGACTTAGCCGCCTGATATCTTGTATGGCCGGTCACAATCACATTATGCCGGTCAATCACAATCGGGACCTTGAATCCGAATTCCCTAATACTGTTAGCCACAAAAGGAACAGCGGCCTTGTTCTTTCTTGGGTTTGCTGCATACGGCACAAGCTCCGTAATGCTTTTTTCTACCACACGCAACGCCACCGCCTCCTTTCGGGCAATAAAAAAGGACCCCTGTCAAGGTCCTTTTTTTATAGAAGTGTCTTCATTCCCGCATTTCCACACTACCATTTTAGCACATATAAAATTATCATTTACTATCATCTTTCAGATTCTGCAAAAATATTCCCATCGCCACTCCTGACAGGAACGCAGTCACATAAATAATCAATCCTTCGCCTGACATGAGAATGAACAATACACCTCATTTTTCTCCCATCCGTTGTATGGATGAAATAAACACCCGCACACAAAGCACCTCTTCACCACATTCTGATTATGCCCCGGTTCTCTGTGCCATAAGGGGCCTCCGTGCGTTTCCGGATTATAAGCCACTACTACCGGGTTCTTTAGCTTTTTGGACCATTTCTTATTCTCTTTTCTGTATTTTTCCAGGGCCCTGCGCCTTGCTTTAGACAATCTTTCCTTCAGCACAGCCTTTCGTTTTCGCCTGACTTCCGCCGAAAATCGGAAAATAACCCGCTGCACCTTCGTCGTCGATAAGTTTATCCCGAATTCATCTTTTAACGCTCTGGATATTTTATGCTCTGGCACGGCGCGAACGCTGTACAACTCTTTTATAGCCCGGCGCTCCGCCTCAGTGACTCCGTTAAGCTTCTGCAATATAATCCCCTGTCCTTTCCCTTAGTGCGTGCAAAGCCTCACCATGAAGCCGGTAGACGTGTGGAAGGGAGTAGCCAATAATACTTGCCACCTCCAGCCAGGTATGCGCATTGATATAGTACTCAATCAGCACAGCGCACATCTTAGCATCGTCCAGCTTATCAATCTGCCGAAGTGCCTCGCACCGGTCATGCATAAGCCGTATGGATACGGTCAGAATGCATGACGCAAGCTGTGAGCTCTCCGCATACATCTGTAGGATTTTATCCGATAAATCCCCCGTCTCCCCACCTGAAACATGAGTACTGTCATAGGCCGTACCTTTGGGTCCTGCCACTTCCGTAATAAGGCATTTCTGCGCCTGATGAAGCGCCGCCAGGTACAGCGCCTGCCCCCGTACTCGTCTGAAAAAGTCCTTAACCTTCATTTCCTGTACCCCACGCTTCTTTCACGCTATATATAAATTCTTCGATACACTCCAGAAGGCTGCGGAAATCAATGACCTTAGGCCACGCGGCATACAGTTCTTCCCCGGTCAATGCGTTGCCGTCATCATCCGCCTCAAAGATCATAACCTCCGGCATCATCCGGTCAAGCACAAAGCACAAATCCGCCATGTAAAAGGTCTTGCCAATAGTGAAGTAACCCCGGATAGTGTCGCCCCAGTCCCGTACGGTCACAATATAGGTTTCGTCCTCAATCTTCATTTCCAGTTCTTCTGCCTTTACCTTTATCTGCATCGCTTATCCTCCGTCTGACTTCTGTATACTTCGCCCGTTCTGGCGTTCTGAATGACAATATCCGACCGCAACCGATATCCGGCTATACGGATTATCTTTCGAATGGTGGCTATGACCCTGAAGGCCGCCACCGCCCTTTTCTTCTCTGCGGCTTCTTTCGCCTCTTTCCTGAATTTACCCCACACCCTTTCAAATGTAGGGTCCTGATGATAATAGACCGTCCTCAGCATCCCTTTAGCCATGCATGTTCTCCTTCAGCATCCGGACGGCCTCCATCATAGCGGCCTGTCCTTCTGCCTTACTCCTGATGGCCTTCATGACCTGTTCATCAATGGTCCCTCTGGCTATCAGATGATGTATGATTACCTGGTGTTTCTGCCCCTGCCTCTTAAGCCGGGCGTTCGCCTGCTGGTACTGCTCAAGGCTCCATGTCAGCCCGAACCATACTATCGTGCTCCCTCCGTCCTGAAGATTGAGCCCGTAGCCTGCACTTGCCGGATGGGCCAGAAGCAAGGGGATTTCTCCCCGGTTCCAGGAATCCACATCCTCTGCGCTGTCCAGCGTGCGGGCTTCTGGAAACTTCTTCCGGATTCTTTCCAGATCGGACTTATAGCTATAGAACACCAAAAGGGGTTTATTAGCCTCATAAATTTCCTCCAGCGCCTCCAGCTTAGCATCGTGAATCTCCGTATACTGCCCGTCCTTATCGTAAATAGCCCCGTTAGCCATCTGCAGAAGCTTATTGGACACGGCGGCAGCGGATAGGGCGGTGATTTCCTCATCCCCCAGGGACAGTACCTGTTCCTTCATCATCTGGATGTAGTTCTTCTTTGCCCTTTCTGGAATCTGTACATAGATGAAGTTGTTCTCTGACGGTATTTCCTTATACCCTTCCTTCAGGGTAAAGCAGATATCCCGGATCTTATCGTATATGGCCTTCTCACAGGCCTTATTGCGGCATTTATACGAGTACACAATGCCCTGATACTGCTTTTCCGGAACGAAGTATTCCCTACGGTAGGCCGTTATGGTCTTCCCCAAGCGCTCGCCTCCATCCAGAAGGTAAAGCTGTGCCCACAGGTCCATCAACGTGTTAGGCCTCGGGGTACCGGTCAGGATAATTCGTTTCTTAAAGCGCCCCAGACACTTCTTCAGCGCCTTGAACCGCACGGCCTGCGGATTCTTGAATGACGTGCTTTCATCCACCACCAGGGCGTCAAACGGCAGACGGTACTTATACAGCTCGCAGAGCCATTTCACGTTTTCCCGGTTGATGACGTAGATATCGGCATCCGCTGCCAACGCCATACGTCTTTCCTTAGGGGTACCCATGACCGTAGAGAACCTAAGGCCCCGGAAGCTATCCCATTTGCGGCCTTCCGCCTGCCAGGTGTCTTCTGCCACCTTCTTAGGGGCAATCACAAGCACCCTGGAAATGGAAACGTAGTCATACAGAAGGTCTTTCAGCGCCATCAATGTAGTGGCCGTCTTCCCCTGCCCCATCTGCAGGAAGGCTCCGACGGCCGGCAGGTCTATCATCTTCTGTGCAATCTCTTTCTGATATGCGTGCGGTACGAATTCCATCTTCTACCTCCTTAATCAGCCGATCCAGATACCATCTGGCCTTCCTCAGGTCCTCCGTCCCATTCTTCCGCTTCCACCGCCAAAGGTACTTAATGGCATTGGCCGTGCATACGGCCTCCATCCCCATAAGCCCTATGGTGGCGGCCTTAATGGCCTCGATACACTCGATTCCGCCCTGACAGTAATGCGCCGGATGATTAATATTATTCATGGTTCATCCTCCACTTCGCTTCCATAAGGTTAATAAACCTCTTGCTTGTAATCGGAAGCTGCAGTTCAAAACAACACAGAAAGACATCCGTAATGGCGTCGTAAAATCGCAGATTCACCGCCTCACAACTTTCTGGATATGTACACAGTTCGTCTATATGGTTAAGCTCCCACGCCGCCTGTGAAAGCCTCGAACCTGCTTCATCTAACCGCTCAAGCCATTGTTTACTATCCATCGCATAAATCCCTCCACACTTTTTCGGTTATCAATCACAACCACCCGGCACCGCAGGCGGTAAAGCCTCCGAAGCACTGCCCTCTGCACTGGTCTTGGCTTTTCAAATGGTCGTTTCAATTCCACAAAGGCTATCCTGCCATCAGGACATATCACTATCCTATCTGGCACTCCTGCCGTCCCCGGGCTTACCCATTTCAGGCATTCTCCGCCTGCCCGGTTTATTGATTTTCGTAAATACTTTTCTATGTCTTTTTCAAACATTTCTATGTAACCACTTGGTTACATCTCTGACCCCCAATCTCATTCGACAAATACTGATACTTAATATTAAATGTAACCAAGTAACCAAAAATCGGCCAACATTTATATATGGCGTTTTATAGCCCTATATACCCTCTATATCTCTAAAATATAAATTTTAAGGATATTTTGGTTACTTGGTTACACTAGTCCAATAAACCCCGACAAACACTGGCTAAACTGGTGTAACCAAAATGTGACCAAAGTGTGACCAAACCATTTTTGGTTACATTTTTCCTGAAAAATCAATGTAACCAAATTGGCCTGTCCAAAAATTTTGGTTACACCCGGATATAGGCCTTTTGGACCCCATAAAGATTCCCAAATCGAAGAGCCCCGCGCCCGTTCTTATAAGGCTCCCAACCCTTAATCCGGTGCATAATGGCGTTGAGTTCCCGGGAATTGGCTGACGTGAATTTGTCCTTCCGGTTTCCCAGGGCTTCCACCCAGATCTGGAGTACACAGACCTTATCCAAAGGCCTGCCCTCCGCCGTCTCCTCTGAATAGCTGTCAAGATAAGCTTTCCTATCATACAGATCCAGCTTCTGCCAGCATTCGGGAAACCGCTTTTCCAGATAGTCCTCAATAAGCCCCTTCTTTTCGCTACCCTCGGTCACCGCATCCTGCATCTCTGCGGCCATACTCCGGGCCTCCGCGTCCAAAAGCAAAGTACTATCCTTCCTGTAAGCGTCCATGGCTTCCGCCCATATCTGGTCGGTCTCCATATCCGCCGCATTCAACGCGCCGTTTCCATTCACCAGTACCGGAAGGAACCGCCGCCCGCCGGTACGGTCGCGCAAGAACTCGCTATCGTTGGTCGTCGCGGCAAAGACGCACTGCCGGGGATAGGCCTCCGTCCGCCTTCCATAGGCCTTACGGAACTTATCCACCTGCCGGGTGATAAACGCCTTCAGTGCGTCATTTTCCGCCTTGCTGGTGGCCTGCATTTCGGCCAGCTCTATAATCCAGCTCCCCTGCAGCTGCTCCAGTGTATCCTTCGTACCAATGGATACCAGAGAGTCATTGAACCACTCCCCGCCAAGCTTTGCCAGCAGTGTGGATTTACCTATCCCCTGCGGCCCTGAAAGGATAAGGCAGTAGTCATACTTAACCCCCGGGCGCATGACACGGGCCACGGCGGCCTTGAGAAAGCTTCTGGCCACCGCCCGGGTATAATGACTGTCCTCCGCCCCCAGATAGTCACTGAAAATCGTGTCCATCCTCTGCACCCCGTCCCAGGTAAGCCCCTTAAGATAGTCCCTTACCGGATGAAAAGCGTTGTCTTCCATCACCTGCAGAAGGGCGTCATCGATAATCTGCCGGCCCTGCAGCTGAAACTTAAGGGAGAGGAAATTCCGAAGCCCTGCATCGTCGCTGTCCGTCCATACGCTGCTTACCTCCAGTTTCCGCCAGGGAAGGTCCGCCAGTACGGAGGGCCTGTGGGAAAATCGGTTCATGCCGAACTTCTTCTTAAGCCTCGGGTCATATGACAGGATAAGGATTGCATTTTCAGCCAGCGGCTTCGTCTTTCCGTTCCGGTCACGCTGAATCCTCCCCATCCAGTCAAAATCCTCGGGATCATAAATCAGGCTGTCCTGCATGGAGTCGATCGCCGATTTTCCCAGTTCTATCCGTGTAGCCTTGTCCCCCGCCGCAAACTCCTGCATAGCCTTAAAGGAAGGGCGCTTCCCTATAGGCGTATCGTCCTCACAGTCGTCATCCAGCGAGCCGAACTTATGCACCCGTACCAGGTCGAAGGCGTTGCAGTCCATGCCGGAGGCCGGATCTGTTGCGTGGTGGGAATAGGCGAACTTCCCATCATAGGTCACCAGCCCGCCGGACGTGGAGCCCTTGCGGTAGGTATACCGCCCCTCCATGCCGTCCACCGGCGTATATACATCAGAGAGAAACGTCTCTATGGCGTCCTCTATGGTGTGTGCCCGGCAGAAGGCGCCGATAACTCCCTTCTTTGTGGTCGGGTCCTGCTGCTTCTTTCCACCATGGATAAGGGCGATTTCACTTCTGGCCATAGGCCATGTGCTGGCATCCTTCCAGTTGTCATACCGTGCCAATACCTCATCGGGATTAAGGAATGCCCCCTGCCGGGCATCCATGGCATACTCCCCGTCCCTCGGGCAGCTCGGCCAGTACATCAGCCGGCTGGGTTCGAAGGTCGTCGGGTCGAAGCTGTCCATGCCTATATCTTTGGCGATTCGACGTGCTATTGCTTCATAGGCCTCGGGTTCTACCCTCTGAGATAGTGGAACTACCAGGCGGTACCTCGGGGCCTCTTTTCGGCTGGAATGCGTCGTATACCAGGCGTAGGCATAGGCCCCCAGTGTTTTCCTTACATCGTCGAAGAACGTGTCAGAAGGACTGTCAGCGTCAAGCGTCACGGCCTGCCGGTATACCACAGAGTCCTTCTTACGCCGTCCATCCTTCAGATAGCCGAACACATAACCGCCCACATCCTTAGCGCTGTCCCGTTTGGCCTTGGAAAGTTTCCGGTACTCCGCCACCGTCTCTGCAGTCCTTACCGGAACCTGCAGACGCCGGCAGAAGTCCTCCCATGAGATTTCGGTGTTCTTCCACGTTTTCGCCAGCTTGCTTTGTGCAATCGCAATCGTAAACATATCTAGTCCTTCTTATAAAATGCCGACTCGAAGCCGTCAGCATTAGTAATCAGCCCCTTATTCCATGACGTGTTCTGTGTCATAATGCGGACCACGTCTGTAAGGGAGCCGAATCCCTCCGGCGCTTCGATAATCACTTCATCGTGTACGTGCAGACAGATCTTGTACCCGGCCTCCGTCAGCCTCCGCATGGCGTCCGCCAGGCAGTCACGGGCCACCGCCTGCACGATGTTTTCCACCAGCTTCCCGCCATAGGTCTCAAGCGGGCCCCAGCCCCCGTTCATCTGCTGTACGCCCATGTAGGTGATGGACTCGCTTCCGAACCGGTTCAGCCCTATGGCCGGCCTGATATACACCAGATGACGGCCTGACGGAAGTTCTATAAACAGGGCGCCATGGTCGGCATGGAAAACGATATTCCCCTGCCGTATACGCACGGGGTATCCGGTCTTAATCGTTTCTTTTGCTGCCCGGTCCACGTCATACCAGAATCGGATGATATGAGGGGACCTCGCCCGCCATTTGGAAACGATTTCGGTCATTTCCTTCTCGGTAAGCCCCATCTTATCGGCGCCCATGGCCTTAAGGGCCCCTACGCTTCCGCCGTAGCCCAGTGCCAGTTCAGCCACCTTGCCCTTCTGCCTGAGGTGTCCGTTGAAGCCGTGCTTGACCACCGGCACACCGAACATCTGAGAGGCAGAAGCGCAATAGATATCGCCGTTATGGGCAAATACCTCCTGCCTCCACTTTTCCCCGGCCAGCCAGGCAATCACCCGGGCCTCTATGGCGGAGTAATCCGCCACAATGAACCGCTTTCCTTCTCCGGCCACTAAGGCCGTTCGTATCAGCTGGCTCAAAGTGTCTGAGACATTGTCAAAAATCACTTCTAACGCGTTCAGGTCGCCGTCCTTAACAAGTTGCCTTGCGAGCAGTAAATCGGGCTCTGGCATGCTGTTTCTGGGCAGATTATGGAGTTGTACGATACGCCCTGCCCATCGTCCGGTGCGCATGGCCCCGTAAAACTGGAACATGCCGTGGATGCGCCCTTCTCCGGTACAGGCCTCCTGCATGGCGATGAACTTCTTAACGGAGGTCTTTCCCAGCCGCTGCCGGATTTTCAGGACTTTCCTTACCTCTTCCGGCAGGTCCTTCGCCAGAAGCGCCGCCACCGTCTTCTTATCCAGGCTCTCCAGATTCTGCCCGGTCCCCGACTCCAGCCATCCTTTCAGCTGGGCCACGGAGTTGGGATTGGAAAGCCCTGTAAGCCGTCTGGCCTCATCCATCAGTTCCGCCTTATACTCGCGTTCAATGATTATGGCATTAGCCACCAGTTCCTTATCGATTTCCGCCCCGTTGCGGTTAATCCGCTGATCCACCAGCCAGTAGGTATGTTCTAACGGGGTAGGCTTAAAGGGCAATAGCCTTTTACGGATTGCCCTTTCTACCACTACGTCCTGTACGTTATAAGATTTGTATTCCTCCCACTTTTCGGGAGCGTCTGCCGGACGATTTCTGGTTCGTCCGCCATTGGCCTTGGTGGGCTTGCATGGCGTGGAAAAGTAGCGGATGAGCGCCTTGCCCTTGGTGTCCTTCTGCTCTTCCAGACCTAACGCCTTCGCCACACCGGAAAGCGAACACGGGAGGGAATTGTATAGCGCCAGTACGGACGTGCATTCCCATTGTTCACTGGGTAAATCGGGGAAGAACTTCCGCAGACACGTGATTTCAAAATTCGCATTGAATGCCGTCTTGGTAATCTCCGGATCATACAGCGCCTTAATGATTTCATCCGGCAGTTCCTGTATAGTCAGGTCTATACAGGTCACCGGCTCATCATCAAACGCATACCCAAAGAGCAGAATCTCAAAATCCGGCGCATCTACGTACTTGTACACCCCATAGCGGATATCGTTAGAACTAAATGTTTCTATATCGATACCCATCGTTCTCATAACAGGTCATCACCCAGCAGGTCATCGCTGAAATCATCCACAGTAATGCGTGTGCTTCCCAGCGGCTCCCCATCAGACAGTTTGCGGATAGCACTTAAGCCCACACCGATACCCTTACGCCCGTTGAAGTTGTACGGATACAGGGAAATGACAGCCTGTGCATAGCATCCGCTGTATACTTCGGAGGTATCCACGATGTCGTTTCTGTCACGGTCAACTACCAGAGGCGGGCGGTCTTCATTCGCCTTGGCATTAAGATAGAAGCAGCCCGGGTAGCCGGCCATATCCGGCTTTTCATCCCCGTCACGGAGAGGAAGGTCAATCCCCTGCACCTTACCGCCCATCTTGGCCTTGGTTTCCGGGTCATCCAGAATCTGCTTGAATGCCGCCTTAAGACGGTTAAGGGTCTTAGTATCCTTCTTATCGATGAGAAGGGCAGCGGAGTACTTCAGACGTCCCTGAAGATCTTCCTTCGGCTGAAAAACGTGTACATAGCTGAGTCTTACTTTTCCTGTTGTGAACTTCATAATGATTTCTCCTCTTCAATTAAATTGTCATCAAAAACGGTAATCTCTTTGCGCCGGTCGGACTGCGGAACCAGTGTCGGCTTGCCTTCCGGCTTCTCAATTACGCCCCTAAGCAGCTGTGCCAGATTCTTCTTTCCTACCAGCTTCTCCAGTGCGGTAAGGGTCTTAAGTTCTTGTGGTTTGTAGACGTCGGTGTAACCTTCCGCCTTCAGAATCTCAATCGCCTTTTCCTCATCGGTAATCTTTCGGGTAGACCGTCCGGCAACCAGCTTGAGCCCCTTCCACTTCTTCCCTTTCAACGCTTCGGCCAGGGCGTAGGCCTCCACATCGCTGATGTAGCTCTTGATCTCCTTTGCCTTCACCACGATGTCCGCCAGCTGGTCATCTGACAGCTCATCGGGAATCGTGAAGTTAAGGTCGTCCAGCAGGTAGTCGTGGTGGGCCCGGCACTTAATCTTTGCCCTGCAGAACTTGCAATGCGAACCGGCCACGCAATCGCCTTCCCCTCGGAACGCCTTTTCCGCAATGGGGCGAATCCTGCTTCCCCATTCCAGAAGCTCCTTCATGGACAGCGTGTCACTGGAAATGCTGTCCAATCGGGGCTGTACTATGGTCATGGTGATATTGTCGGTATCGAACAGCAGACCATAGCGGGCGTAGGCACCGAGGGCGTATAAGCGCATCTGGGTATTGCCCTTTGCCGATACAGGAACCCCCTTACCATACTTAAGGTCAATGACCTCTATGCCGGCATCGGAGACCAGCACACAGTCCCCTGTACCGAAGCCCTTCGGTACCCAGGCGGAGAAGTTGAGCCGGATTTCCACCCCGCACACCGCATCCGGAGAAACGGCTTGCGCCGCAGTGATCTTTTCAACGCAGGTATCCACATATTTCTGTACGGCCTCCTGCATTTCGGCGTTTTCGCACTCTACCTTCCCGCTGCCACCTTTCAGGAAGGCGGAAAGGGTCTTTTCTGCCAGTGCATGGGCGGCAGTGCCTTCCTCCGCATATACGCTTGTACCATTCGGGTACATCGACTCCAGCCGGGCGGATGGCGTGCATACCAGCCAGCGGGAAGAGCTGGAGGCGCTCAGTAAGGCATGTTCAGGCATTTTCGAACTCATTTATAAACATCTCCACCTTATCCGGGGTAATCTTGGTTACCCGTTCAAAACCATTATCGGAAAGCCACTTCTTCAGGATTTCGTGATTCTTCGGGTCCTTGCGGAGGAAGGCCACGGCCACCTGGCGGAGCTTGGTCAGCTGTTCCGGTGTAGTGTGTTCTTCCGGGCTTTTGGCCAGTTCCTTCTTAGCCGGCTTTTCTTCGGCTTTTTTCGGAGCTTCTGCTACGGGGCTTGCGGTCTTGACCGTTTCCGGTTCAGCCGCTTTTGGTTCCTTCTTCTGTGCCAGCGCTCTCGCTCCCAGCAGCAACTGCATATCGTGCAAAATTTCTTCGGCGTTTCCTTCAAACTCGATTCTCAGCATATTACTCTCCTATCTTCCGTAATCCGGAAATAATGGCCATTCTGCGGCCATCAACCACCTTGATAACCTGATAGTTCTTGTGTACAAAAATCTTATCTGCCTTATCCAGCCAACCAGCATACTTCTTCTGGATGAACACCTTGCGTGTTCCATCCTCAGAAACTACCGACTGAAACTGACAGGCCTGCTGAATAAATTCGTTGCCCAGTTTTCCCTGAATGAACTCCTTGAACTGATGGAGCACGCGGGAAATATGGTCATTAGCCTTCAGGGCCATAGGCTTAAAGATGAAATCCTCCTGCGGAACCCAGAATGCGCAGTAAGCGCTGAGTGAAAAACCCACGCCATCCTCTATGAACTGATAGATGAGTCTGTGGCCTTCATCCTCCGGCCCACGCCTGAAATAGAGTTTGACAACATCTGTATAAATTTTCTGAAGCTTCATTTTTACCCTCTTTTCTGGTAATCTATAAATGTAGTAATTTTTGGCAGGCGTCTGGTTATTGGTACTAACCAGACGCTTTTTACATGTGATCCAGAACCCTTCGGATTTCCCTGCCCACCGTCAGGCGGTCCTGGAATGTGGTTTGTTCCCTAAAGTCATTCATGTACGTCTGCACCATTTCGGTATAGATTTCCATCTTCAGAAGGGTGGTTCCACCTATCGGGTCGCCTTCCCGGTATGGGGCCAGAATTTTAACCTCCTGCGGAGACTCAATTTGAATGACGCCCTTCTTTGCGAGCTTGTACTTTGTCACCCTCACAGATTCCGGTGACATATCCAGCAGTTCCGCTGCCTCGGAGTTGGTGACGTGCGGATTACTGCAGTACAGATCATAGAGCTGTTCAATTTTCGTTTTCATACTTTCCTCTCCATACTGATTTGAATCACCGTACCCGGCTGAATCTTGCCCGGGTCCTTTATTTTGTTTTCTTCCATAATCTCGAAGATGATTTTTCGTATGTCATCCTCTGGAAGGGCAACATCGCTTGCCACATTCCAGAGCGTGTCCCCCGCTTCCACTCGGTAGCTGTACGTCACTATGTGACTTGGCGCCACCTTGGAGAAGTCGAACACAGGTTCCCGATGATACATCCCCCACGCCCCGGCGGCAATCACTGCGCCGGTCGCCAGCAGTAAACTGACGTTATCCCATTTGATTCTTTTCCATATAGATCTCTTCATTTAGCTCACATCCTTTCTTCACACAACCTCTCTGATATACTAATTTCAGAGGGGAGGTGAAATTATGCGATTAATTCCGGTAAATTCTTCGAACGTGGCATATATCGGATATGAAAATGGTGTAATAGAAGTTCATTTTCACAATGGTTATGCCTACCGATACCCCAATTGAGATGAAGCCTTGTTTAGCGCCTTTTTGAATGCCAGTTCAAAAGGCTCTTTTGTTCATCGTTTTTTGAAGGGGCGCGGAGAAGTTAGAATCCGTTAATTCCAATCGCTATCAGCGGGAGCATTAATTTCAGAATTAAGCAATTCTGCACCTACGCCTGTGACTATAACCGTGGCCATGGGCGTATAGTGTTTCCGAATGAAATCAATCAACGGCTTAGAAGCTTTCTTTAATTCGCTTTGAAGTTCTTCGCTTGTTTTCTTCATTCGACTCACCTCCTCTCTTTTTCAGCCATTCTTCATATTCAGCCTGATGCTCGAATACGTATTCACGAATGTATTCAAGTAGTTCTTCCATTTCTCACACCTCCATTTCTTGCGTTCATGCAAGTTTTTAGGTAATAAAAAACACGCTCAAGAATTCTGCGGAAGTCAAATGCAACTCTGTTTTGATTTTGGCCATTTCCGGACGAGTAAAATCAGATACCCCCGAAAGCTTACGATAAAGTGTGGTCTCGTTCATCCCCAAAACATCTGCAAACTTCGCGAATGTATACCCCGAGCGCTTTACAAAATAATGAAACTTATTACGATCAACCATGTTATCACCTCCTAACTTGCGTCTACGTAAGTTATTATATATCTTGCGTTTGCGTAAGTCAATGCATAAACGCAAGTTTTTTATAGCTTGAAGTAAAAACATATGGCTTTTACGCAAGTTTTAAGATATAATATAGTAAACAAAGGGGGTGGAATAATGGACATAGGAAAATTGATTCGCGATAAGCGAATTGAATACGGGCTTACCATGAAGGAAGTTGCCCAAAGGGTAGGTGTATCCGAGGGGACCATATCACGCTGGGAGTCAGGAGAAATAAACAATATGAAGCGCTCATCCATGGCAGCGCTTTCTAAAGAGCTGAATATTTCGCCTTTAGTACTCATGGGATGGAGCGAGGAACCTAAAACTACCCCTACCGCGATATATCCATATTTCGATACTGCGATTTCAGCCGGTGCGCTGGAGGCGGTAGATGCTATGGATTCGGCGATAAGGATTGAAGTTCCGGATGCTATTATGGGGCGATACGCTCATCATAAGGATATTGTTTTCTTAAAGGTCAACGGCGAATCCATGAACCGGGTCATACCTAACGGCTCGATTATCGCTGTCCAGACAGACATAGAGAAGGAAAGTTTATCAAACGGTGATATAGTAGTTGCCTACACCGCCGAAGGGTATTCGGTGAAGCGACTGTTTTTAGACCGGGTAAATCACCGGGCTATCCTTCGGCCAGACAGTACGGACATTTCATTCAGTGATATCGTGGTTGACTGCTCCAGTTATGGAGAATTACACATTTTTGGAAAGGTCGTCATTTATTCTGTTGTTTTATAAATGGAGGGGTTCATATGTTCTGTCCTAAATGTGGTAACGAAGTCCAGGAAGGTAGTAAATTCTGTTCGTCTTGCGGAGCTCAAATAAACTTAGATTCTTCCGAAGAATCTAAGTTTATATATGAGCTGAACGGCGTAAAGTTTGATGCTTTTAAAGTAGCCTGGGACACCAAACTTTTCTTTAAGCGTAGCTTCATCCATTCCGCAGATACTTCTAATGAGCTAATGAAATTAACTGGTGCCAGCAGGTGGGCCGCTGCAAAAATGGAACGAAAAATGCAGGAAGATAAAGATCTAAAAAAAGCCATTTTGGAAAAAGACGCTCAGGAAAAAGCCGCAGCACTTGAGGAAGCCAAAGCTGAAGCAGACGTAAGGGATTCTGCAGGTGTACGGTGCCCGAAGTGTTTTTCAAAAAATGTAAGTGTCCGGGAAAAAGGATTCAGCGTAGGTAAAGCCGCTGCCGGATTTGTATTGACGGGCGGGGTTGGACTTATTGCAGGATTTCACGGACGGAAAAAACTGTTTGCGCATTGTTTGAATTGCGGGCATGAATGGAAAATTTAAATAAATTAAAAGGCCCTGCGCATGCCGCTAACATGCACAGAGCCGCTGCCGGAATGCACAACATTCCAGGCATTGTAATCATCTACTCTTGTATTCATTTTTATATAGGCTGATTACGTCTACATTATAGCATAATCAGCCCTTTTTATTAAAAGGAGCCATCTATGAAAAAAGCGGTAATATACGCACGATACTCATCTGACAGGCAACGTGAGGAATCAATAGAAGGCCAGATTCGTGTCTGTGAGGAGTATGCAAAGAAGCATGACCTTACCATTATCCATATATACACGGACAGAGCCCTGACGGGTCGAACCGATAAAAGGCCGCAATTCCAGATGATGATTAAGGATGCGGCAAAAATGAATTTTGAAATCGTTCTGGTATATAAGCTGAACCGCTTCGCCCGTAATCGGTATGACAGCGCACGATATAAGCACAGGTTAAAGACCTATGGCGTAAAACTGGTGTCCGCCATGGAAAACATCGCCGAAGATGCTAGCGGGATACTGCTGGAGTCAGTAATCGAAGGTATGGCGGAATACTATTCAGCGGAGTTATCCGAAAATGTCCTGCGGGGTATGACCGAAAATGTACTGGAAGGCAAATGGCCTGGCGGTGTTCTCCCCTACGGTTACCGATTTGATGCCAATCATCAGCTGGCTTTGGACCCCGTGCGCTCCGAAGTGGTACGGATGGCCTATCGTATGATACTGGGGAACCACAGTAAGAAGTATATCCTCGATTATTTAAATGACCGGCATTACACATCAGCGCAGGGCGGAAAATTCGGTTATTCCAACTTACATAATATGCTGACAAACGAACGATATACCGGAACCATGATCTGGCATGGAATACGTAAAGAAAATGCGTATCCGGCAATCATAGACAAAGATACATTCGATAAAGTGCAGATTGTCTTAGAGCAAAGGAAGAGAAATCATATGAGATCCACTAATTCTGATTTTTACCTTACAGGGAAACTGTTTTGTGGTAAGTGCGGAGAACGAATGATAGGCACTTCGGGAACATCCAAAATGAAAAACACCTATTATTATTATGCCTGCGCTAAACACCTCAAGAAGAAATGCGATACAAAGAACATCCGCAAAGACGTCCTTGAGAATGCCGTGTGCAGTGTAACTACACAGATTCTTGCGGATAAGCGCGCCGTAAAAGCCATAGCTAAGCAGGCAGTAGAAATTCAAAAGCGCAAAAAAGATTCCCCGGAGCTTATGGCTATCAAGCAGCAGATATCTGAAGACAGCAGAAAGCTGAAGAACTGTCAGAAAGCTGTTGAGAACGGCCTTGAGTCATTTACAATAGCTAAGCGTATCAAGGAACTGGAAAACAATTTAATTAAATTAGAAAAAGCACTTCACCGCCAGACTTTGCTTGAGAAGGGGCCGGAACTTACTGAAGAGCAGATAACCTTCTTCCTGGAGTCCGTAGCTGGGCAAATAAAAAATGCGGATAAGTATAAGCGTATTCTGCTTACTTCCCTTATCCGCAATGTCGTAGTCTACGATGATTACATCGAAGTACAATATAATTATAAAGACGAACTCCCTCTTCTGCGTAGTGCTGTGAAGATAAAGAGTTCGTCTGAGAACCTTCTGGCGGGCCGATTGAAGCTAAATCAGAACACTATTTTCTTTTATCAAGACTATTTTTCTATACGTTTCAATCGCGCAGCATAGAGAAAAAAAGAGCTACCAGCCGTTATAGGCTGATAGCTCTTTTTTTTTATTATATGGATCACCTCCGGGCTATAACCCCGCCCAGGGACAGAGCCGCGATAGCAGCCCATACATCTCTTTGTCGCCTAATTACTACC